TCATACAATGAACTTATATCTCCAGAAAATATTGTTGGGGAGATTGTGCTCTTGTATTGTGTATAAAAATTTTTATTAAGCATAAGCCTAATCATTTGTTTTTCAATCATCTCCAGCCACCTTGATTTATTCTATTATTTTCTACTTGTTTAGCTAATATTTTATTATCTTCCTTAACTTCTTTAAGTTCTTTTTTTAATTCAGCAATTTCATTTTCATATTTAGTAACTTTTGCTATCATTAATTTATCTGCTTCTTTTTTTACTTCTTCTATTTCTAATATGTGCTGGATATACCCAATCATTTTACACTCTTACTATTTTGCCAAATATTATTATTAAATACTCTAATTAATCTTGAGACTTCGACTGTATATTCTTTACCAAATCTATTTGTAAACATAATCTTACAGTCTTCACAAGGTAATTTATTCCCTCTCCAAAGTAATACTACATTATCTTTTTTCATTTTCTCTCCCATTAAACATCTCCTTTATTTCTTCTGTATTAAAATATTTTAAATCATCTTCAATTGGTTTAACTATTACATTTTCAAAACCAGATGATCTTAAATCTTTTGCCATATCATATGCTTTTACTGTTGCATCTCTATCTAAGCAGACATATAAATTTTTATATGGTTTCAAATGTGCCTTCTGTTCTTCTTTTAATTTTGTACCCATGATGGCTATACCAGTAAGTACATTAGAAACAGCACAAGCTGATGGGCAATCTTCTACAATAACTGCGTCATCACATTCACCACATTTAAAAGGTATATCTTTATTACCATACATAAACCATTTTGGAAAATCATTTTTATTTAATGCTCTACCTACTGCACCAACTATTTTATTTAAATATCTATTTTTAACTATAAACACAACTCTACTTTGTTTTACATCATACTTAAAATCTGCTCTGCCCCAAGACCAAGACTCCCAACAATTATTGTTTGATAACCAACGCATTGCTTTTTCATTTGAATATATTGATTGAAAACTATCAGGAACTTTAAACTCTTCGTGTATCTGTGTGTCCTTCATGTTGCTTTTAAATACTTTTTCTACATATCGAATATCTTTTTCACCATTCTTTTTTCCTTTTGCTGTACAAGATGTATGAAAGCAATACCAACTTAAATTATTTTCTGTAGTGTCTACTAATAATGTATTTATGTTATTACAAAATGGGCAATCCATTCTGAGAGTTGTATCAGATGGAATAGATAATCCTTGTACTACTTCTAATTGTTGTTTATATTTCAAACCCATTGCCCTAATACTAATTTCTTTTCTTTTTCTTTTTGCACTTCTTCGTAAGTTAATTTATATCTGTACCTACCCCTAAAGTCTGTTGGTTGGGAAAACTTATCTGGTTCCAGTTTAAGTAGTCCTTCATCAAGAAGAACTGCTACTCTATCTTCAACAATATCAAGAGTAGGTTCTCCATTAAATAAAATTTCTGCTGTCCCACTCATTCCCATTGCCACTAATCTAATTTTAAATTTTTTCATTGTTACTTCTATACCATACTTTCTTCTTTATGTCAAATGTTTTTCGTTCTTTTGTTTGTCTAACGGATTCTTTATAAGAATCTTCTAATTCTTTTTTTTCTTTCTCTGCCTCTTCAAGAAAATCTTTTCTTATTTTTTTTTTTCACACTATCCCCTTATAAAGTATTTACCTTTGATAACATAAGGCTTTGTTTTATATGTTCTATCAATTTCAATTTGCCTTAACTCTAATTTCTTTTTAATTAACCTACATATAATTCCAGAACTTACGTCTGGAAATTTCTCCCTTAATGCTTTAATTAAATTTTTCTTTTTATATTTACCACTATCAATTAATTTAAATATCTCATCTGTTATCTTTGATCTAGGATTAATCTTTAATTTAAGTCTTCCATGTTTTTTTAGAAATCTATAAAACCATTCATCACTTTGATATGGCATATCCCCTGTTGGTGGATTGAAAGCAGTTAAGTCTTCATTTAAATAATAGTATGGTACTAATTCACCGTTGAATTGTACATTATCATTCTCATCTATGATACCTTTACTTTTTAGTTTTAAATATATTAAGTCTTTCATCAATCTAATTTCTTTTTGCGACCACCATTGTATTCAATTTTTCTTATTATAATAGGGTAGCCATTGTCCTTGCACCATTGATCAGCATATTTTTTAATAAGCATAGACTCTTCTCTACGCCCACCCCATTGAAATTTTTTTTCACCCCATCCCCATTTATTATTCATTACTTTTCTCCTTATCATCACAGTACTCAGTTAAAAAACTATCAACGGCTGATGCTGTGTCATCATCTATCTCTGTAATAGTTTCATCATACCAAGTACCATCTGGTCTTTCCATTGTTGCAACTATTGCCCAACCTGTGCATTTATCTGCCATATTATTATTCCTCTCCTTCTTTATTATCTTTGTGCCAAAAAACAATATTATCTTCTATATCGTGATCTGCTTTTTTTAACTCTTCTTTTGTGTAGGTATCTAAATACCCCCAATTAAAATGACCATATTTTGAATAGCAATAGTCATCTAGGTATTCGCTGTGATCTCTTGACATATTAATGCTCCTTATAACTTACTTGTTTAACTGAACGACTCCAACAGGTACGACAACTACCACACTCACCATCTTGTTTATACGCAGGACACTCACGACCTATTGGTTTTTTATTTTTGTGTACAGTTGATGTCCACTTCCAAAACTTAGGTGGTGGACTATCTACTTTGATTGCTGATACACGCAAACATAAATTCTTTGGTATGTCTTCGTATTTTATTTTAGAAATTATTTTATACTCCCTAGTAGCTAACCAATATTTTATATGTGGTGTGAGTTCACACACCTTAAATATTTTCATAAGATGCTCATGAGATTGTATATCTCCAGAGTCAAACCAACGGTGAAAAAGCCTTGATTTATCTAGCCTTTTGTACTTTTGGGTCAGTAGTTCTGCCATATAATCTACCCACTCTGGTAGTTTTATTGCATTCAATCTTATTTTGTGTGCAATCTTTACAGGTTTAAAAACATAATGACCTTTAAGTGCATAACATTTATTACAAATAGTTCCTTTTATTTCTGCTAACTTACTACCTGTCACACATTTTTTAGCAGAGATACCCCAAGCATATGACGGCATTTTGCTTGGGTTAGATAGTGTGCCTATCTTTTTTTCTAATTGTTTAATGTTCATTTTTTCTCCCATCTTTATGTGGAAAATTTTTAAGATAATCTTCATCCCAAAAATGAACCACTATTCTACCATTTCTTTTATGAAAAATATTATAGTCAGTAGTATTAGCAAAGTTCTCATCTATCCTTTGTTCTAAATCTTTATAACTTATAGGTCTTTTTATTTTCATCCTATTATTGCACCTAGTATAAAACCAATTGCAAACCAGATCATCTCTACTCTGTTATGTAGTGACCACATTTTTATTTTGTCTATTATTTTTTTCATGATTTCTCCTAACTGTTAATTGCTATTATTATCCAAGATAAAACCATAGCAGTAATACAAATAATGGGGATTAGATATACCAATCCATCCCCATTAATTTTTTTCTTAAATACAAATCTTCTTATTAATAGTACAACTGTAAGCCATACTACTATAGAGATAATTGCATCCAATTAACTACCACTACCTTCAATGAACTCATCATTAACAACTCCATGTTGTTTTTCAAGCCATTCCTTTTGCTCAAGTAATTTACTCTCATTTAAAGGTAGTGTAGTACTATGTTTTTCCCAACCATACTGACGAATATTCTCACAATAACTTTGGACATTATCTTTTAACTTACCTAAAATAGAAAGTAAGCCATTGAGTTCTTCTTCAGTTTGGGGGTTAGGGTTGTTCTCTTGCCAAGCCAACATGTTTATATTTTGTTTTCTTATCATTGACCTGAACTTGATTTTCCAACCATCTATATTATTAATCATATGTTTTTACCTATAGGTTATTTATATACATTAGCACATAAATTCTGGTGTGTCAACTGAAGTATATTTTGCAAATCTTTTTTTATCTCCATTATAATAATTACGATATGATTGTATATAGTCATCAGATTTGTATTCGTCTGGCATACATAATGGTGGTCGTGTAAATTCTTTCATAGGAAATCTATCTTCTACATTTTGAAATCTGCCCCAATTAAATAAATTAATTATGTTAGAAGATTTATGTATTTTTTTATATCTTTTTTTATATTCTAATCCTAAATATGTGCCAAGATACCAAGCATAGTTAAAGTTCTCAACAGATTCACCTACCCATATTGTCATGGGGTGTTTAGGATATGCTGACTTATATAATAATATGTCATCACCACAATGTTTTCTGTATGCAGTTGATAACATCTGTGCAGTTTCTAATACCATTTTAACTACATGCCTATCACAATGATACTCGGCACATATCTTTGGGTCTTTATCTAAATGAAATATATTCATATTTTTTTCTCCAATCTACTTATTCCAAATCTTAATTCATCTTTAGTTATCTTACCAGAATTATAATTGTATTGCAAGTTATGATATAGCTTTAATATATACTCTGCTTCTGTTCCTGCGTGTTCACATATTAATTTAAAATCTTTATTAGATAAACTAAACCAACTCTTTGCTTGGCTCTCGGATAGTGCTTGATTTGGGTCAGCCCCAGCACCAACAGCAAATGCATCATTAAATGCTTTCTTAATAACTTCTATATACAATAATTCAGAAGGTGTTTTCTTTTTTGCTTCATTATATACTTTCATCTTAATTTATCCTAGTTAGGTGCGACAAGTTGTCGTATTGTTTCTTTAATAAAAGTATGATATACTACCCTGTCATTGCGGGGGGGTTAATATATATACTATACCTTAAAGTCTTCCCCATTGTTATTTGATAACCAATAATGCCTATGGGTACATAGGGCAACATAGGATTTATGTTTATCTAATAGTAAATCCTGTAATTCTAAACTATGACTTCTTATAATACTACCACTATCTAAATATATATTTACCCAAGAATCCCATTGATGAGAATCTATTCGTACAGATTTAATATCCTTTTTAGTAAATTTAATTATATGTGTATTTCCTAATTTCATTTTATTTCCTTTTGTTAATGGGGAGTATTACGTACCCCCCATAATTATGCTATACTGCTACTTTAGATAGCCCATGATGATAGTAATATAAAAAAGTATTACTTTGTATAAAGTTTCTAACTTCAAAATCTCTATCTTCATTACTTCTTATAGAGTCTCTTTTAGAAGTTTCAATCTTATAATCTTTACTATCTTTCTTGCCTATTTTAATGGCTCGTTGATTATGAGAACTATAATTTGTTAACGCATTATACACATCATACAATGTTGATTTCTCTTTATCAGTTTCTAATAGTTCATTAAGTAAATGATACTTACTTTCAGATTCATTAGAAAACTTTTTAAATAAGTTATCAACATCTACCCTATTTAACTCAACACTCTGATATACTTCAATAGTATTCTTTAAGTTATCAAATGTTTTGTTTAAATGCTCAAGTTTATCAAATGAATCATCAACATTAAAATTACGAACATGTTTTTTTATAGATGAATTAATATTTTCAAATGATTTCATACCATTTGTACATATTAATCTTAAAAACATTGCTCTTAATTGATAAACTATTGAAGCATCATAGCTAGATATAACTTCAATACCAAGTTTTAACTTGTCATTGTCGTCATAGTTCATAGAGTATGTACCAAAATCTCCTGTATCCCCAAACATAATTCTTAATCTCATGTAATTTAAATCTGGTGATACTTTAAATTTAAGTGAAGCATCATTTATGTCTATATTATACTTGTCAAGTGCGTCAGATAGTCCCACTAATATTTTTTCATAGGGGATTAGCTGATAATTTGCACCATGCAAGTGTATTGCCTTGTTATTTTCTGTGTCAAGCACAGCATAACTAGGTTTATTCAATACAAAATCACTCTCAACAGAGTTTAATTGACGCAGTTCAACTGGCGTAATGCTATGTTGGTATTGAGTTTCGTATTGTTCCTTTAGTCTATTGACTAATGCACTCATTGTGTTTCCTTATTGTTAGTTGTTAATATTAGGGGATCAGCACCAGTGGACACCGCTTTCATATAGCGTGGGGATTATTCGGGTTTCCCCCATATTTTATTTTCCTTACTGATCCCAGATTAATTAATTAACCTTTTTAATGGTGTACACTTTAGTTGCAACAGGTATCATCTAAAAATACTCCGAAGATTAGCCACCCTTTCACATAGTATAAACTATGGTTACTTAGGATTTATGGTTATACTTTTATCTACCCTAGTCCTCAAAAATGTACACCGATAAAAAGGCTAGGCGATTTCTCGCCTAACCATGTGTGTTTATTAAGAAGCAAGACTAGATACTTTAGAATTTTCATAAAGTATTCTAGCTTGTATCTTTTCGTCTAGTGTTTGCTTTGGTTGACCAATGTTATCAGTTTGTTCAGCAAGATTGTCAATAGATATAAC